GAGCCAGGACTAAGAAATGTTCTAATTATTTCATTTTCCATATGGCTGTCTGGCGGATCACCTCCGCCGCCTCCTTTGTGCACGGAATGATCTGCACGGGGTCCATGACGGTCATTTCAGGCACTTCCATCGTGATTTTGCAATCCTGTGGATTTTTGGGCCCCGTCATGGCCAATTGTTCCACAGCGGCCGCGCCGCTCCAGTACCAGATTTTCCGCACGTTGGCCATGGTCACCTCGTCATGGGTGCGTTCTTTGATTTGGCCAAAGAATACGCCTGCGCGATCGCATCGCACAATGTAGAAATTTGTGTTTTCCATTCGTTTCGCTCCTTTTTATTTTTCTGCATGAAGCCTGGGAGGGCGGATTCGCACCGCTTTTCCGCTGGTAGCCCATGCATTGGCTCCAGGCAATCGCACCGGCCCGTCGTTGACGCTCAACCGCGCCTATTCAAGAGGAACGGCGCGCGCGACCGTTTCCCCAGGCGATGGGGCCCGTGTTACCTCCGGCTGGCGTGGGCGGCAGGACTCGAACCTGCATCTCCGGGCACCAGGGCCCGCTCTCTGGCCGTTTGAGCTACACCCATACGTAACCGGCCCGGATGCCGCCGGGCCGGGGCCGTCTTTCCGGCCTGCCACAGAAAGGGGGAGAAAGGATCGCGGGCAATGGCCTCCCGCTGGAGCTCGGCCCGGGAATCGAACCCGGGAGGGGGCTGGCACATCCTCCATGAATCGGTGATCTGCACCACCTTTCATCTCATCAGATATATCCCCCTGCCCACGCCCGAGCACGTTTTCACCGGTGCACCGGGATCACGTCCACCTGCACCCCGTTTCGGTCCAGGATCACCGCGTCCACCACGTCCAGCCGCCAGATCCGGCAGATCACCCTTCCCAGGGCCTTGGCGCTTTCCATGGATTTCCGGCCGTCCGGCGCGCCCACCTCCACGTCCACCGCGCCGATCATGGATTCCGGCAGCACCGAATTTTTGTAGAATTCAATCGTGATCATGTCTTTTCCCATTTTCAGCCGCCTCCCTTTATTCCCGCCGCCGGTCGATGTGGTATTCCGGCGTCAGCAGCTGCTTTTGCGGAAATCGCCGGGCCGGTTTTTTGCCCCGGTCGGCCGGATCCTGGGGGCTCACCGTGCGGCCGGCCAGCCATGCCCTGAGGCCGCTTTCCGATACCCGGAAGGGCCGCTCCAGGTGCGGCATCTGGTGCATGATGGTGTAGGCCGTGCGGCGGCTCACCTGCAATATCGCCGCCACGTCGTCCGGGGAAAGAAGTTTTTCCAGCATCAGCCCATCACCTCCGTGTTCAGCAGGAATTGCACGATCTCCGTCACGTGCTGCTCCATCAGCTCGGCCTGCTCCAGGTCGGTTTTCTGGTCCGCCGTCATGGTTTCGCCCTGGTCTATCAGGATCTCGTTTTTCTGCACGAATGTGCCGCCCGTGGCCGCCATGGCCTGCAGCTCCGTCCGGGTCAGCTTCCCGCGCCCGCGGGAAATAAACGTGTACATGAATCCCAGGCTTTTGATCAGCTCTTTGAACATTGTTTCTCGCTCCTCCTGTGTGGTATAATCCTTTCGTACCCTGAAAGCTGAACGCGAAAGACAACGCCGAGCCAAGCCGCAGATCCCTGATGGAATCCATGGCCGAGGAAATTTCCTGCATGGCAGGCGCGGCAAGCCTGCCGGCTGCCGATTGCTTCGTGAATGAGGTGATCTTCCTTTGCCTCCCGCGGCGGCAACGCCGCGCGCAAAACCCCGTAAATTCGGCGAATCTCTTCCGTGTTCAGTTTTCAAGGTGCGCCCCCGCCCCCGTGGCGGGGGTTTCAAATTTCCATCCGATGGAAATTTCAGGCCGGTTTTTCTGCGCCGGCCACCAGTTCCTCCATGGTGCAGCCGTACAGCTTGGAAACCCGCCATAGCATATAAACATTCGGAAGCGCCTTGCCGGTTTCCCATTTGGTGACGGTGCTCCGATCAATGCCTAAGATGTCCGCCACTTCCCGCTGTGTTTTTTTGGCCGCTTTCCGGTGGCTTTCAAAAGAATTCATTTGCGGTACCTCATTTCAACATCAAGTGAAGATTTATCCCTCGCGCACCCTATTATAGGGGAAGAATATTCCCTTGTCAAGCCTTTTTGTGAAATTTTTTCCCTTTTGGTTTACATGTGAATTTTTATCACTTATAATACAAGCAGGAGGTGACTTTATGCTATTAAAAGAATATAGAACGAGGGCCGGGAAGCTGCAAAAAGAGGTCGCGGCCGCCCTGGGCGTTGACAGATCCAGATATGTGAAATGGGAAAACGAAAAAGCAGAGCCACCTTTTGAAATGACATTGAAGCTCGCTGAATATTACGGAATATCAGTGGACGAGCTGCTGGGCCGCGTTACATCCTATGAAGCCGGCACCCTGGCCGGTTTGCAGCTGGATGAACGCCGGATCATTACCGAATACAGGAAACTGAACGATACCGGAAAAATGAAAACCTTTGAATTCATCCTCATGGCCCGCAACACCTACCCGGCGGATCAGCCAGGGGAGTGGCAGGGTGATCCCCTTCCCGGTGTGGAAAATCAAAAAAGATGAGGGGTGAGCCTATGAAAAAAATCATGATCGCATTTGCTATGATTCCGCTTATTTTCGCTTTTTGCCATGCGGAATCCGTGAACACTGCGCCGTATCTCGGCACCTGGATCGAAAAAAAGGAAGGAAGAGCGCCGGATTTCACCATTGAAATCCTGCACATCGCCGCCGACCATCAGGCATATTTCATCCATCAGGCCTTTAACCGCGGCGCTGCTACATATAGCGTAAAAAAGGCCGGAACGTGGCAGGAAAGCGCTGAAGGAATCGACGTGATTTTTGATGAAAACCAATTTAATAATCTGTCTTTGGTTTATGAAGTGCCGGGGCTTATAACCGTGATCAATAAAGGTACGGGAGCGAAGAAATATTTCACGGCCGACGCCTCTGATATGCTTTCCAAGATGGCGGAGGAAAAACTGAAAAACGTGCCGGCGCCCTCTCCGACACTGGCACCAGAAAACCCGCTTCCTGACGGTATGCGGGTTCCCATGGGAGAATACCTCATCGGAGAATTCATTCCGGCGGGTAATTATCGGGTAACGCTGACAGGAAATGACCTGGCTGTGATATGGGTTTATAAAAAGGGCGCCTATTCTGGCCAATATTACAGTTTGGTTTATAGCAAAGGAGAAACCGTTGCCAATGTTCGGCTGGCCGATGGAGACACCTTCAAGGTGGAGCATGCTACGGTGATCCTGTCGGAAATGACTGGATTGGATTAAATGGAAAAAGTAATTACAATTTTATTTACTTTATATGTGGCAGTGCACGGGTTTTTGCTGGGCGAGGGCACGGCCTTCGTGCATTTTTCGTCGCTGGATCACCTGGGCCGGGTGGGCCCGGCTTATGCGCGGATCGGCGCGGAATATCCCATCGGGGCCAGATCATCCATTCAGCACATCACACCAACGGGGTGGCAATCGGTGTCCCTGGATGTGGTTCCGGGTGGGTGGCTGTTTCACCGGTGCCACCTGATCGCTCACCGCTTCAGCGACAGCGATGCGGTGGAGAATATTTTCACCGGCACCCAGGCGCTGAATGTGGCCATGAAATCAGTGGAAAACCAGGTGGCAAAATACGTCCAGAAAACGGGGCATCACGTGGATTATGTGGTTTTTCCCGTGTTCCTGTGCCGGGATCAGCTGTGCCGGGGCGTGCTGATGATGGCGCGCAGCGTGGAGGATGACGCTTTGCTGATCCTGGAATGGATCCCGAACGCGCAGGAGGGCGTGGAGATCGAATACGCGGAAGGGGGAGGACAGTATGCCCCGCCAGAAAAGGCCCAAGCTCAAGCGCCGGGCGGATGGGCGTTTCCGCCTGCGCTATGATGGCCAGGAATTTTACAGCACGCCCTGGGCCGCCGATGAACGGGAATGCTATGCGCAGCGGGATGAGTACATCCGGCAAAAGCAGCTCGGCCAGGCCCGCACCGTCACCGGCCCCACCGTGCAGGAATACGCCCTCAAATGGCTCAAGCGTGCCAAAACCGACGCATCCGATCAGACCTATGCAGAGGCCGCCTGCCTCCTGGAAAAGCTCACTAAGCACCTGGGATCATACTTTTTCCGGGATGTAAAGCCCTCCGACGTCAAAAATGTGTACAGCGCCGAATTTGCGGGCTTGTCGGATAGTTATATCAAGGCCGGCGCGCAGCTCTACCGCGCCCTGTTCGATGCTGCCATGGATGACGGCTGGTGCGATACCAACCCCGCCCGCGCCAGGTCCGCCCAACCCCACAAAGGGAAGGAAGCCGACGGCCACCGGGCCATTACCGACCAGGAAAGGGAATGGATCACCACCTTGTGCCTGGATCACCGCTGCCATCCCGCCGTCATGGCTATGCTTTATGCCGGCATCCGTCCCCAGGAGGCTAAGGCCCTGGACATCGACCGGGATGTGGATTTTGAAAAGGGCGTTTTGTACGTCCGGGAATCCGTGCACATGGACGGCTCTAATCAGTACCAGCGCACAACGGAATTGAAAACCAAGCAATCCAAACGTGAAATCCCCCTTTTTCCGCCCCTTCGGGAAGCCCTGATGCATCGGAATGAGCGGGAAGCAGCAGCGGACCAGGCTAAAGCGGAAGCCCGCGCAAAGCGCCTGAAAAAGCCGTTGCAGGAGCCGCCGAAAAAGCAGGAAAATGAACCCTATGGAATGTTGGTGCGCTCTGCCGATGGGAAGCCCGTCACCGTCCAGGCGTGGCGAAGCGCATGGGAAAGCTACGTTTCGGAAATGGAAACCGCTATCAACGGCTGCCCGGAAAGATGGTGGGGAAAGAAAAAGGAGCACCAGGGGAAGAAGCTGCCGCCCTTCCAGCATTTCACCGTCGTTCCTTATGATCTCAGGCACTCTTTTTGCACCATGTGCCGGGACGCTAATCCGCCCGTCGAAATCAATACCGTGATCCATTGGATGGGGCATAAAGATGCAAAAATGATCCTGGCAATTTATGATGAATATTCCCAGGAACGCAGCAAAAACGAGGCCGAAAAGCTGGAAAAATCGCTCTTTGGGGGTCAAAATGGGGGTCAGAAATAATTGTTTCGCGTGAAACGTAGTATTTTCAAGGCTTCCAAACTTCGCCACCGACACCTGTTAACCGAAGGGTTGTAGGTTCGAGTCCTTCTTGAGGCGCCAAACAAAGCCTTGTAAATCAACGATTTGCAGGGCTTTTTCATTTTTGGGTTTTGTGCAATTTGTGCCGTTTTGGGTTGATTTGCGCAATCTAAAGGGGTCAGATCGGTGGTCAGATCTTTTCAATAAAAAAATCCCCCGCCGAAGCGGGGGAAAGAATTATTCGATCTCAGGCGATTTATTTCGGCTGTGGATCACTTCGATGATGAACGTTTTCACGGCAGAAACCCCGGCACAGGCCGCAGACAGGAGCGCAGACTTCCATGCCGCCCCGGTCATGTCCGCGCTGATCGTGGCGGGCAACGCCACCAGAAACGCTTCAAGGAAAGTCCACCCGGCCCGCTCCAATACGTTTTTCCAATCAATCATTGTTCATTCCCCTTTCATTATTCAATATAAATCAATAATCGTAACTTGCACGCGTGCTAACGGTTGATAAGATAGGTGTTGATCCCGGCCTGGGCCGCTTCCATTTCATCCGTATTGCCGTTATGCAGCTCATGATTCAGCAGCGCCAGTTCGCCCCTACACATGGCCCTCTGCCCTTCTTCCAGGCTATTGATGCGCCTGTTATTGTTATCCAGCATGCGCCGTGTTTCCTCGCGTTCCTTCCCCACCTTGTGGATTTTATCCACAAGCCCCCACACAGCCAGCGCAAACGCCACCAGCGCCGCTCCGACCCACAGAAACGTCATGATATTGTCAGGCGTTACTTTGTCCAACTGTATCATCCCCTCTTATCCAACATTTTCATCACCGAGCATATCATCCACCAGCTTTGCTGCCTCTGCCAGATATGCCCGCAACAGCATCATTTTCCCATGATCGTACTCAGGCGCACCGGTATCCGGCTGAACATCGTCATACATGGGGTTAAGGAACCGGCGCATCATAAATCCGCTTTGATTTACATAACGAATTTTCGCCCAGTCGGCATTGACATCTTCCAGAACGTTCACGACAGTATCCAGAGGCACTTTCGCAATCACAGCAGCGGCAAGATTGGGGCTTGTACGCATGTTGACCGGGTATCCGTTATCCGCGAAAACACGCGCATGATAGGCCGTTTCTGGTTTTTCTTCTCCGTCATAATTAACCTGTTTCAGCCGCCCGTAAAACGCCCACTTGCCCAGCGTCGTGTCCGTCTTAATCCCGTCAACGTCGCCGCTCGATGTACAGTGCATGATGCACAGAGGGGACACGTTTATAACTACGCCGACATGGTAATAGTCGCGCTTGTCGCTGGAATTTTTGTAAGCATCGGGGAGGTCATACCCGGCTTCGCCCGGTTCCTTCGCTTTGAAGATCACAGCGCCGGGGAACAGTTCCCATTCTTCGCCCACATGGAAGGGCCAAGGCTCCTGAATCGCGTTCCTCGCGGCCCAATTGCTCCCATGTGTGCCTTTCCATTTTTCGCCAGCAAGCCGAAGCGCCCCGATGATCAGGCCGATGCAGTCACATCCGCCATCGCTCCCGTCCCCGCCCGGTTCGTAATGGGTGATGCGGCCAGCATTTTCATTTACACAATCCAGAAATGTTTCAACGGAAATCATACATTCATCCCCTTTCTGCCCGCTCATTTTTAAGTGATCGGTGTGGCCTTGATCGCCTCGATGGTGATTTATCGTGTCCTTTAAGTTAGATATCCTTTTATACCGGAATAAGTCTTACTGCCATTTCATCTGACAGGATGCCAACATTTCGGATTAGTGCTTCTGCAAATGCAGCATATCCCAGATCGTTATAATGCAGATCGTTAACTCCCGTGTTATCCGGGAACGCATGATATTTCCGCTCCTGCAATTCTGGGACATTTACAACAGCAACATTAAATTTTTCCGCAATTTGGTCTATAACATCATTTGTTGTAAATGTATCTCCACCACCACCATGATGGATTTTTATCAGCAGAACCCGCGCACCGACTTCAAGAGATTTTGCAACCATTTTGCAATAGTTACCCGTATTGGTGTTCGCATACTGCGTGTAATCTGTTCCGGGAGCATCTGTTGCAAGTGTGTCAGTTAAACCCCCATTCGTCCCAAGATAAATGATAATCAGATGGTTTTCCTTCTGAACTATCCTGCTTGCATACGCCCCCCACCAGTCTGTTGCTGTATAACCACCCGTTGCAACGCTTTCTGCTTCTGCTCCGATTTTCTGTCCAAGTATCCACGGATATTTTTTATATGCGCTTCGGACTTGATGCGTTCCATCTCCGTTGTCATGCGTATACACAACCGATGCGGTTAAAGAATCACCACAGCAAGTTACATTGTTGAAAGCAGAAAGGATGTCAAGACCATTATTGCGATAATCGTAATTTGCCTTATTAACAGCTTCGCTATACGCAATTCCACCGTCATTGAGTTGCTTCCGTATATTATAGTTTTTAAAATATGTGTTAATGATAAGTTTCCCGTTTGCCGGAGCGACAAGTATTAAGTCTGTAATACTCAAATCTGCCGCCGACCTTGATAAAACAACATCATTTGAATCCACGAAGCACCACAAGCGAGAGGCATTGCCGCCAGAACCAGTTATCTTAAAAACATCACTTTGCGAAACTTGAAAAACACCAAACAACCTTGATGAACTATAGATTGGGGTGTAATCAATGGTATCGCCAACAGCACCGATGTTGATATACCCAGGATTGCTGTTTTTAATAACATCGTTAAGACTGTAGAATCCTTTATCAAGTTTTTCGTTAATACGGGTAACAATCTCGGGAACATATTGGTATTTTTTTACGCTATATGTCGCACTTTCACCTGTATAAGTATTAACAATCAAATAACCGTCTTCCGGTGCAGTAAGAAGCACGTCCGTCTGTTGTCCAGATGTCGCAGAGGTTTTGCTAATAAGTTTATATTCTGAATCAGTAAACGCCCATAATCTCGGATTGGTACCACCTGTGCCACTTACACTGAACTTTTCACCAGAAAGGCAATCAATGATTTTGTAACCATATCCGGCAGAATCGACAGGAGTTGTACTAACTGTACTCCCAACGGATACATTCGTGAGAATATAAGAGCCAAACGTCCATTCTCCAATTTCGTAGTATCCCGGTACTAAAATGCCGCTGTCAGTTAATGCGTCTGTTATTTCATCTATTTTTTTTGATGTATCTTCAACGTCTGCCGCCAACCACCATTTTATTGCAATATTGACCGCATTTGGCATTGAAAGACGGTAATAATATGCCCCTTCCGGGATATCAATTGTGTTAACCCCGGCATTAAATGAAAAATTATCCCCCAAATGTGCTTTTTCGGAATCGTAAAAAGCATTATACGCACCGGACGAAGCGGAGGTTGCTTCAATTGTCAGTTTTTTTGCATTTCCAACTTCTAAATAGGCAGTTGCCTTCCAACCGTTATATGTTTGTGCGTCTCCATTTGCTTTTATGTACCTATTTTCATGCCATGCACCAATATCAATATAACCATCTATTGCAGAGTCAAAAGCGCTCTTTACGTCATCAACGCGCCAGGACAGCTCATTCGCCAAAGACGAAGAAACCCAATGAGAAGCCGTCCAGGATTCGGACGTGTTGATATCCTGCTTCGCCGCATACAGCACGCCATTCTGCCAGCAGAATCGGCCTTTTTTGACCGGAAACGTCAGATCTGTATAGACGGGCGCAATGGCGGCCAGCAGGTCGGAATAGTCAGCGGGGATGGAGGCGATAGCGTCGTCGATGGCGCTGATCAGCGCGGACACGGAGGGAATAATCTCGCCGGGATCGATCACGGCGTTGGTTTCCGTCAGGCGCACGGTGCCCACGGCCGCCGCAAGCGTCGCGGTCACGTTCCCGGAAGTGATTTTTACGAAAATTCGTATTTCGCCTTCCACGGCGTAGCAATCCTGGATCAGATCAACATAGGCCGTATTCCCTGAGATCGCGCCGGTCATGGGCACCGTGGTGCCGTCTGCGCGAATGGCTGTGCCGCTGCAGGTGCCGGTCAGAGCGACGGGTTCGCCATTGGCGTACACCATGGCGCCGATGCGGTTCGCGTTTTTGTCGGCATAGTACAATTGCCGCACGGAAAACGCCGCCGGCTCGCCGGTTTCCAGGTCCACCCTCCGGATATTCTTAAACTGTTCCATTTTTCATGCCTCCTATCAATCGAGCAGGTTTGCGATTTCTGTGATGGCGGATTCCGTCAACTTTTCGCTTCCGATCGAATTGTTTGTGATGTTATAGCCGGCCACGTTGGCCGTGGTCGCGTTGAGATTCGTGGCCGCCTTGATGGCCGTCACCTTCCGCCGGATGATATCCCACTCCATTTCGGATACCGTCAGGGACTCTTCCAGCCCCACCCGCGGATCCTCAGCCTTCACCACGTCATAGATCCGCACATGTTCCAGGTCTTTCAGCCATGCGAATTCGTCCGTGTCTCCCTGCTCCTCAAAATTCACGGAAATTTCAGTGTATACGATATCCGCGTGGTCCACCGTGTATCGTTCATACGCCTTGGCGCGCATTTCGTCATACAGCGCGGCCTCGGTCCAGGCGGTGCCGGTGCCTGTGCCGTCGTCCTTGCCCACCTGGCCCTTCACGGCCAGGCGCTGCATGTAGATCACGGGATAATCGTGAATTTTGGGGCTGTCCACATATTGCTCGGGCAGATACAGGTCGCTGCCATCCTGCGCCTTGGCCACCGGCACCACCCGCGTCACCAGGTTTTCAATGCTGCGTTTCCAGCTGATCCCCTGGGCGTTTTTCCCGTACCGGATGCGCACGCCCCGGTCGGTTTCTGTTTTTTTGAGGATGAACAGATCCCAATTATCCCGGGCGAACCGGGCGTCGAACGTGGGCACAATGCCGCTGTCCGGGTCCAGGAAAGCAAATATCCCGTTTTTGCCGTTGATGGCCCCGGTGTATGTGCCGTTTTCATCGGTGGTCAGGTTGGTGGCGATCTGCCCGGGATAAGGCATCATCAGGCCGTCCACAATGCCGGTGATGGCCATGGCCGGCGCTGCCTTCGACATTTTCACGTCGCGCACCAGGATGGCCGCCAGGTCATAGCTCACATGCTGGGCATACACCGTCACGGTCATTTCGTCGGTGTCAATGGTCACATGTTTAACGCGGAAAAGCTGATCCTCAATGATCCTCTCGTCCGTTTCTTCCGGCGTCATGTGGCGCACATACGTCACCTGGGCGGATTGCACGTATCCCTCAATGCCCATGGGCGTGCTCATCTTGTACCAGCCGCCGCCGGCATCCTCCAGATAATACAGATCCTGCCCCGGCGGCAGCTGCGCCAGCACCGCCGCGCCGCTTGTGGAGCTGGCGATTTCCACCCACCAGCTGCTGCTGTATGGCGGCACCATGATCTGCTGGGATGTGGCGTCATACTCGATACATTTGTAATTGCCAAAGCCCGTGCACGTCACGCGGGAGCCCACCACATAAGGATCCTTCCAATTCCACTCGGGATAGGTGATCGGGGAAGGGCCGTTGGCGCTTTCCCGCAGCTCCGCGGTGGTGTTGGTGCGGTACAGGTCCACGCTGATGCCGATAAAGGCGTTCTCCACCGTTTCCTCCGGCACGGGCGCGCGGATGATGGCGCCGGGGATCAGGTATTCCCATTTTCCGTCCGGGTCAATTGGATGGCGCATCGTGATTTCATAGGCTCCGTTTGCCACCATTTTTAACTTGCCGTCAATGGGATGCAGCACCGCCTGTCCGTTATTGTTAAAGCGGTTCACGCCGGGCGCAAATACCGAAATGGGCCGGGGCCCGTTCCAGTCGATATCCGGTTCCGGCTCCGGCTCCGGCCCGGGCTGGCCGGATGTGTAGGTCACCGTCACCGTGGCATTTTGCACAGTAACAGATCCGCCGTGCGTGCCGTCGCTCAGGCTGCTGTCGCCGTATGCCTGGAATTCGAAAACGACGGTATAGGTGCCGTTTCCGTCCGCCGTGGGGGCCAGGGGCACGGTTTGATTGCCGGGGGTGATGCTCACGCTGTTCACGCGCAGCATCCGCACCCCGGAAAGCGGCGAGCCATAGTCCGCGTTCAGGTTGACGCTTTCAATGGCCGCGCCGCTCGGAATACCGGACACAACAAACGCCTTGGTTTCCGTTGCGGTGCTGGGCCCTTCAATGATCCGGCCGCCGGAATTCACCCAGGAAGAATACAGGTAAAAGTTTTCAATCGTCGCCGTCGCGGTGGACATCTGATGATCCCCCCCTTACAGGAAGCGCTCGCGCTTGTAGATCACCAGCTCGCTCCACCCCGTGCCGCCGATCGTATTGTCCCCCGGCTGCAGCATGGGGAAGGGGCCGCCTGATTGCAAGGTCAAGAGCTGCGTCCGATCCGCGTTGGTGATCTCCTGGGCCAGGCTGTCAATGCGGCGCACGCCGTCCACCTGCGTGAGGGTCAGCGTGCCGCCGCCGGCGGTGATGGTCATGGTGGCGGCGCCGCTGGCGGGCGTGGCAATGATCAGCGGATGGCTCATCACGTCGCCGCTGTTGCGCACGGTGCCCGAGGCGGTCAGGGTCTGGATCACGTCATAGATCCGCTGCTTGAGCGGCTGACAGTAAAATTGGGCCGTGCCGGCCCAGTGATCCATGTTCCTGCTCACCTTGTCCAGCGTCACCGCGCCGATCACCCGGGCGGCCTGCTTTTTATCCGGATCCGACGAAAATGTGACGAATCCGCTGCCGCGCAGCCACCTGAACACGTCCCGCACCCGGCATCCGTCGCGCACGCTGATTTCCACGGTCTGAATATATGAATTGTAGATGTTTTCGCCCTCGGTTTCGGTCAGGTCGCCGGAAAGGCCGGGGATCACCGTATGTCGCACCCGTTCCTCCGGGCGGATCAGCGGCGCGGCCCTGCGCATGATCACGCCCATGGAGCGGCTGTCTATGCCGTTCCAAACAAAATAGCTTTGCGCCATGCGCCCTCCTTATGATCCCACCGCCGACAGCGCGCGCTTTTGCGCCGTGGCGATGCGGGCGGCCAGGCCGTCCG